GAGTAGAATGATTTATTAAAAATATCACAATATGTTCAAAGCAATATAACAGACTTTGAATATTTAGAAAGGAAGATAGAAGATAATTCGGTGGAGTTAGAAGAAGTTCAACGACAATTAAAGGAGACTCAAAACTCTGCCGAAACATTTTATCAAATGTTTTTTGACACCCAACCACAAAGAGTTGAGAAAGAATTAGTTGAAGAGACGGAGAATCGAACACAGGACTTGCAAAGCACTCCTGCTCCCTCAGAAACTAAAGAGCAAGAGGTAGTAGAATTACCTGTCGAAGTGCCTGTCGTAAAGATAACAACTACTGCTTCTTGCCCTACCCCACATAACAGATTGTTACAATATATAGAAGATGTTTCTTTAAGAAGAGACTATGCATTTAAAGTTTCTTATGATGTTCAAGACAATAAAATAATAAATGTAAACTATAAACCTTTAATTCCTAACAAACTTAAACGAGGTATGCAAAAGTATTTAGATTCTTTTAGCTTGACAGGGGATGTTAAGGATTGTTACATACCTATAAAAATATTAGGAGACTAGAATGGAAACATTTATTTTAACACAAACTCAATTTAACGATTGGGATAATTTTTGTTTGGATAATGGTAAGACTATGTACGTCAATGAAGATTGTTACATAAACGAATACAATGAAAATAGTAAAATGTTTATGGTACATGTCCCTTTATCCGAACAATCAGGTATTATAAACTTTCTTAAAAAATTGCTTGACAATAAATAAAGAAGGGAGTATAATGCATCACATCAACATCAGCCAAAATAGGAGTAAATAATTATGGCATTAGTAGAAGGAAAAGCGTATTGGGCATATGTGACATCACCCAACACTACATTCGAACCAGTCTATACAGTAGACGTAGTGGTAGACGAAGAGACTGCTTCTCAGTTTCAATCGTCAGGTCATAGGGTCAAAGACTTAACAGTTAAAGACCCGAGTGGTAACCCTGTGCCAGTCGGTAAGGCTATCACTATAAAAAGAAAAGTTAATGGACCAAATGGCATGGTACGTAAAGCACCCAAGCTTTACAATGCTAGTAAGGAAATCATTGACGACATGGTAGGTAATGGCTCTACTGTTAAAGTTCAATACAATGAATATGATTGGACGTGGCAAGGCAAAGCAGGTAAAGGATTAGATTTTAAAGCTATGCAAGTGCTAGACCTCGTTCAAGTAACGTCAGCAGACGGGTCAGAAATAGACCCATTCGGTGACGGGGAGGAGTTTTAATGGCAGACATGATAGAACATTCAGACAAACCATTTGTAACTATTGACAATGTTCAAGTATTTGTAGAGGATTTACCTGAGGAAGGACAAGCAGTCTTCGGAAGGCTACAAAGATTGAACCAAAAGAAAGCTAATGCAGTTCTTGATGTAGAAGAATATCAAGCAGGTATTAATTTCTTTTCTAATAGACTTGTTAGTATTTACAACGGAGACGATGAAGTTCTAACAGAACCAACGCAGTCTAATGAAGTAAGCACAGAAGAAAATTAGATTGTTTTAAAACTAAAGCTAGGCATTTCTGTGTAAAGTGTCTAGCTTTTTTTATGGATAAAATATATGAATGATAACAATAAGTTTGTAAAGTTTCACTTGCCTTGTAACACTTGTGGTAGTACAGATGCTTTGTCTTTAAATGAAGACGGGTCTACAAAGTGTTTTAGTTGTGGAGAATTTTTACCAAACAAAAATAATATAGGAGTACGTTCTGTGGAATACAAACCAAAACAAGAAACAACCCCTGCAAATCTTACTCATGGTGGTATGTTTGCTTCTTTAACAGATAGAAATATATCTGCAGATACTGCTAAAAAGTATGGAGTTAAGGTTGTATATGACGGAAACGGAGAACTCTCTCAACATTTATATCCTTACTACAACAACAACGAATTGACTGCACATAAAATTAGATATGTAAAAGATAAACGATTTTCTACAGAAGGTAACTTCGAGGGTACAGGATTGTTTGGACAACATCTTTTCAAAGAAGGTGGTAAGTATCTTACTATTGTAGAAGGTGAGTGTGATGCTATGTCTGCATACGAATTACTTGGTAGTAAGTGGGCAGTCGTATCAATCAAACGTGGTGCTCAGTCAGCAGTAAAAGATATCAAAGAAAGTTTAGAGTATGTAGAAAGTTTTAATAATGTAGTTCTTTGTTTTGACAAAGACCAATCAGGTCAAGAGTCTGCTCAAGAAGTAGCCAAGATTATCAAACCAAACAAATGTAAGATAGTTACTTTACCTGAGGGATACAAAGACCCTAACGATATGTTACGAAGCAAAAGCTACGAAGCATTTACTAGAGCTTGGTGGGATGCACAAGTATATACACCAAGCGGAATTATTAGAGTATCAGAAAAACAAAAAGAATTCTTAACAAGAGATAAAAAAGCTAGTGTTCCATATCCTTGGGAGGGACTAAACAAAAAGCTAATTGGTATGAGACAAGGTGAGCTTATTACTTTAACGGGTGGTACAGGGCTTGGTAAGTCTTCTGTTACTAGAGAGATTGAGCATTGGCTTGTCAATCAAACAGAAGATAATGTAGGTATAATAGCTTTAGAAGAAGATTGGAGACGTACAGTAGACGGCATTATGTCTATTGAAGCTAACGCTAGATTGTACATTGATAGTGTTAGAGATACTTATGATGATGAAACATTGACTACGATGTTCAACAAAATCTTTAGTAATGACAGAGTTTTTCTTCATGCTCACTTCGGTACAAATGATTTAGATGATATCTTTTCTAAGCTTAGATATCTTATTGTAGGTTGTGATTGTAAATGGGTAGTTGTTGACCACCTTCATATGTTGGTTAGTTCAATGACAGAGGGTGACGAACGTAGAGCCATAGATAATATTATGACTAGGCTTCGTAGTTTAGTAGAAGAAACAGGAGCAGGTGTTATCTTAGTATCTCACCTTCGTAGAGTTCAAGGTGACAAAGGACATGAGAACGGAGTCAGCGTAAGTTTATCACACCTCAGAGGTAGCAATGCTATAGCTCAACTAAGTGATTGTGTTATAGCTTTAGAGCGTGACCAACAATCAGAAGATGAATTAGAATCTAGGACAACTAGACTAAGAGTATTAAAATCTAGATACACAGGAGATGTTGGCATGGCTACTGCTTTAGTGTATGATAAAGACACGGGTAGACTATCAGAATATTCAGACTATGAATTACTTAATAGTTCTGCAGATGATGAGAGCATACCCTTTTAATAGGAAAAATTATGGAATTAGTATTTGATATAGAAACAAACGGACTAGATGCTACATTAATACATTGTATTGTGGCAGTAGATGAACACGATTGCGTTCATACGTTTGACAACACACAAATAAATAAAGGCATTGAGTTTTTACAACAAGCAAACAAACTTATTGGTCATAACATTGTAGGGTTTGACATACCTGTAATTAAAAAACTAACAGGTGTTGACCTTTACAACTTAAACTCAGTAATAGATACACTTGTTCTTTCTAGATTGTTCAAACCTAGTAGAGAAGGAGGACATAGTTTAGAGTCTTGGGGATACAGGCTTGGCTTTCATAAAGCTAAGTCTCCTGAGTGGGAAACTTACTCAGACGAAATGCTAAAATATTGTATTACTGATGTAAATTTAAATAAAAAATTATATGAACATTTAAAGAAAGAGTCTTTAGGTTTTTCTAAACAATCTATAACTATAGAACATGACGTTACTCATATATTAACTAAACAAAAAACAAATGGTTTCTTGTTTAATATGAAAGAAGCTACATTACTTACCAGTAAACTTAGTCGTTTATTAAAAGAAACAGTTGACGAAGTACATAAAACATTTAAACCTAAGTGGGTTGATACTAAACAAATCGTACCTAAAAAGAAAAAAGATGGTAATTTATCTAAACAGGGCTTGACCAATCAAGAATATTCTGATATACTTAGAGGGGTAAGACCATTTAAACCTTTCATGAGACAACATTTACAAGAGTTTAACTTGGGTTCTCGTAAACAAATTGGAGAATACTTACAAGACTTTGGGTGGAAACCTAAAGAACTAACACCTACAGGACAACCAAAAGTAGATGAGGGTACACTAAAAGATATTACTCATATCTACGAAGCTAAACTAATTGCAGACTTTCTTTTATATCAAAAAAGAATTGCTCAAGTTCAGTCTTGGATTGAAGCAGTAGGTACAGACGAAAGAGTTCATGGCTCAGTTATTTCTACAGGTGCTATTACAGGAAGAATGGCACATAGAAATCCTAACATGGCACAAGTTCCCAGTATTAATAGTCCATATGGTTCTGAGTGTAGAAGTTGTTGGATAGTAGACAAAGGAAATAAATTAGTAGGTGTTGATGCAAGTAGTTTAGAACTACGAATGTTAGCACATTATATGAATGATGAAGGATACACAAATGAAATTATCAATGGTGACATACACACAACTAACCAACACCTTGCAAAACTTAAATCAAGAAATCAGGCTAAAACTTTCATCTATGCCTTATGCTACGGAGCAGGAAATGCAAAGCTTGGAAGTATTATTGGAGGAAGTTCTAGAGCAGGTAAACAACTTAGAGAACAGTTTTTTGATAGTAACCCATCATTTAAAGCTCTTACAAATAGAGTTGACAGAGCGGCAAGCAAAGGTTACCTCAAAGGGTTAGACGGA